CGCAGACGGTTTTACCGCCTCTGACCTCGTATTTGTATACGGGTACTGGTTCTGGATCACAAGGAGTAAGAAAACTAGAAGTTCGGTCAACGACCGACTACTGGTTTGAAGGAGTATTTAGCTATTTCGTTCCATTGGGACCCGATCAAGAGTCTCAATTAGAACGAGCAGCTTCACTAGCTGAACATCTGCTAGGCCTCAACGTTTTAACGCCTGAGGTACTCTGGAATCTTACACCTTGGACCTGGCTCGCCGACTGGTTTTTGAACATTGGTGACATTGTCGCCAATGCGTCGAATTTCATGAGAGACGGGCTAGTTATGCGACGTGGGTATATCATGTGCCACACTGTGGTACAGAATACCTACACTCTCGATGGTATCCGCTTTGTCAGCGGTACCCCCGGGACGATTACCCAGATCTTCGGTTCTGAATCGAAGATCCGGCGTCGCGCAACTCCATGGGGTTTCGGTCTACAGCCTGGGGCTTTTACGCCTAGGCAGTGGGCCATCCTTGTCGCATTAGGTATTAGCCGAAGCGACATCGGTCGATAAGTCCAGATGGCTTATCGTACCGCATGCGGCTCAGGTGCAGCTACATTGGAAAGTAGACTGTATAACTGAGGCACATGCTAGTCAAGCATTTTAGGGTGACTAATCCTTAAGTGCTTAAACCAGTAAGGAGATTTGCCATGGGTTTTTCCGACCCACAGTCAGTTACCATCAACTCTGTGGCCATTTCGCTTCCGCGAACTGGTCAGGGTGTCAGCAGTGGGACTTTTCAGTCCAATGATGCCACTCTGAAAGAGTCGATTTCACATTCCTATGGAAAGCGGAATCGGCACGTTCTCAGGTTGGACTTCTCGAAGATCGCTCCGAACCCATTGATCTCGGCGCAGAACATCCAGTTTTCGATGAGTACATACATCGTTGTGGATGTTCCTGTCACCGGATTTACGGTTGCAGAAGCAAAGCAGGTCGTAGACGGTCTAACCGCCTATCTCACTGCTTCTTCGGGTGCAAAGGTCACCCAACTTCTGGGTGGGGAGTCGTAAAAGATGGACCAGCTATTAGCTGGTTTCTCTTGCACGACGAGCAAGGACATCTTGGCCACGGTACTTTTCGTACTAGGTTTTGAAGTCTTTGCTCTTTTCCTTCTCCTCTACACAGGCTGGAGAGACTGGGACAAACCCAGTAAAGGACTTTGACTAGTCCCTCTCTAACCTGAAGTCATTTCGACTGGTGTTCATATTATGAACATTAACCCGCTGAGGAGCGGGAGTCGGTTAAGACTCTATGGCTAAGGATGGCTACCTCTTAAGGAGGAACCATGAAAAGCCTGATGAGTCTCGTGCTGGATATCCTGGAAGAATCCGGGATATGGTGTGGCATTAGCACCATCCGTGATATCAAAACCGTCACGGAGCGGGTTGCGAATGAGGGTGATAGTTTTCTCACTATTACCTTACCTACCTATGGAAAAGACTTTGAGAAAAGTCTTGACCAGGGGTATGTAGACGCTCAACTCTTCAAGTCCTTTTCCAAAAGGAGTCGAAGAGGAGGTTTCCCGGCATTTCTGTCAGGTTTCCTCGGTCTCATTTTCGATTCGCAGGAAGGTCGATTGCTAGATGATCCTTCTATTGACGCCATTCGTGCCATACGCCAGATAACTCTGATGTGTGGCAAGGTTGCATTACCATGCACCCCTAAACGAATTAAGGCGGCAATCGATGGATATATCCAGTGTGAGAAGGAGGTTTTGGACAGCGATTTACGACTCGGAATGGATCAACGATCCGACCTTGTACGTATGTCACTGTTGCTTTGGGGGCAAGTTCTTCAGAATGTGGACGAAGACGTCTACTATTCCAGAATTCTCCCAAAGCATGGTCCTGGCACCACAGCTGATAAACTTATTGGAAACAATAAGTTTTCTCAGTCTGAATGGACAACCAGACTGGAAGAGTACTTCCCGTCAGGGGAGTATCTTTTTCCAAGCTGGCGTCATTACGACGCCGACCGTGTTAACCTCCTCGAACCCGGTCAGGAACGACCCGTTGAGGTCATTACTGTACCTAAGACGCTCAAG